ACTGGTCATAGGGTTACAAGTCCTTTATTATTTGGTGTTAAAGGTGACGGTTCTGGATTCGGTAATAATGCAGATGAGTTACGAGATTCTTATTCGCTATTTAACAATACAGTTATCAAACCGTTTCAGAATACACTTTTAGAGGGTTTAGAGCCAATATTTCACGCTAACGACATAGACCTTGATTTATACTTTAAAACGCTTAAACCTGCGGATTTTATAGATATTAGTAATGTGGGTAAATTAGATGAAGATGAGCAGGAGAAAGAGGGAATAGACACAGGTAATGAGGGTGAGCCAATAAAAAAAGAATTTAAAGCTCTTGACGATATAGACACAAAGCCTACAAAAGGAATGATAGAACAAGCTAAAATGGGTTTAGAAATGCGTAAAGAGTATGGTAGGGGAGGTACTATGGTTGCAGTTGCTCGTGCCAGGTCAATAGTCAATGGTCAAAATTTAAGTTTAGACACGATTAAAAGAATGAATAGTTTTTTTGCAAGACACGAAGTAGATAAACAAGCAGAGGGTTTTTATCCTGGTGAGAAAGGCTACCCCTCAGCAGGGGCAATCGCCTGGAAGTTGTGGGGAGGTGACGCAGGACAAAGTTGGTCAAAAAAAAAAGTTCAAGAAATAGAGAATGTTGAAGAATTAACTGAACTATCTGATGAAAGTTATGATAGTATAATAGAAAATTTAGAGGGGCAACAAATAAATAGTGAAGAATGGGAAATAGTAGAAGAAAGAGATTATGGAAGTGAAGAAAGTTACGAAGATTGGGCAGATAGGTTAATACAAAAGAAAGAGAATTTTGCAGTAAATGAAATAAAATCTAATGAAGATAAATTTAGTTATTTAGACAAATCTATTTATAGAGTTAGATTTAAGTATGCAGTAGGATCTACAAAACCAAAGAAAACAGGAAGCTCAAGACCTTTCTGTGAAAATATGATGAGATTAAGTAGAGCAGGTTTTGTTTATAGAATAGAAGATATTGATAAAGCAAGTCAAGCAGGGGTAAATAGACAATTAGGACATAAAGGTAGAAAATATGACCTTTTCAAGTTCAAAGGAGGAATTTATTGTCGGCACAAATGGAAGGAGATATTATATAGGCTTAAAAAAGGTACTGAATTAAAAGACGGTCAAAGTTTAGATAATGATTATAATAAAGTAAATAGTATTCCTAAAAGTTATGTTAGGAATCCTAAAGGAATTAAAGATAGTAAAATAGCACCAGTAAATATGCCTAATCAGGGAGCATATCCTGGAGCAAAATAATTTAAAATATGGCGATACAACATACATTATTCATAAGTACAGATAGGTTAAAACGTGATTCATCTTTAGGTGGCTCAGTAGATGATAATTTATTACTGCCCTATATACTAATGGCACAAGATAGATACATACTTCCTGTATTAGGAACTGATTTAACAAACAAGTTAATTTCAGATATACAGGGTAGTAGTTTAACAGGTAACTATTTAACACTATTACAAACATATATACAACCTGCTTTAGTGCAATTTTCGTTCTCTGTGGTTTTACCGTTCTTGCGTTTAAGAATGGTAAATAATGCAGTAGTAACTATGTCAAGTGAGCAGGGGGGTACTGTAAGTCACGAAGAATTAAAACCTCTTATAAATGCTAGTATGGATCAGGGTGAGTTTTATAGAGAAAGATTAATTGACTATATTACTAACAATACATCAAACTTTCCTGAGTATTCTAGTAATACTGGTGCAGACCTTACACCTACTACTCAAAACTATTATGCAGGGTTAAATCTTGATACTGCACCTTTAAGTAATAAAGCTAAATCTTTTTTACAGGGAGCAGACATAACTATATGTTGTTAAAATGATAACTAAACAAAAAGTCAAAGAAAGACAAAAAAATATAACTAAATTAAAAACTTATTTAAAACAAAATGGCAGGACAAAGATTAACAGACAAAACAGCTCTAACAGAACAAACAGGTAGTGGCGACCAATTAATGGTAGTAGATGTTTCTGATACTACAGGAAGTAGTGCAGGAACAAGTAAAAAATTTGATTCTAAATTTATAATGCAAACAGATAAGATTTCTGTTAGTGCAGCAGAAACACAATCATTAAAAAGTACTCCTAAAACTTTAGTATCTGCACCTGGTAGTGGTTATGCAGTTATTCCTTTTCATTTTTATTGTGATGTAACTTATTCAAGTACCGAATCTGCTAAACTTACTTTAATATTTGGACATACAGGTAGTAATAATCCAGTTTTATCTTGTGCAACTATAATAAATTTTATGAGTGGTGTAACTGCTAATGCTCAATATATTGTTTCTAATAATGGTGACGCTGTTGTTTCTTCTTCATCATTAACTGCATCGCCTACTATAGACAATATACCTTTATATCTTTCTTCTAATGGGAATTTTTCAGGGGGTTTTAGTATGGACGTTTATGTAACTTATCATATAATAAAATTATTATAATGGAAGCCTCTAAATACATATATTTTATACTAATAATATTAGTATTAGGATTAGGAACTTGTCAAGCTCAGTTTTTTAAGTATGCTACTTTTTATACTTCTATGAGTATGAATACAAGTATGATAGAAGATCAAGATTTTATTGCAATAAACAAAGGATATGAAGAAACTACACAAATTAATAAATACGATTACAATTTCACTATTGGAATCCGTAAAATCAGTAGATTTGATTTCGAGCAGAAAAAACGGACTTGGTATACGGGAACTGATGAGCAAAGTGTTGGGGATAATACTCTTATTGGTAATTCTAGTGGGTGGGAGTATTTACTTAATTATTCTTTTATACGCCATAGGTCTGAAAAACTTACTAACCAAGATTTTTGGATTAGATATTTAGGACATAATGGGGTAACAAAAATTCAAGTAAAGAATGATGAAGCGAGAGATTTACAATTTACATCTTTTGACACTAGACACAGAATTAATAAAGGGCGTTGGGATTTTACTATTGGTATTGTAGGTAGAAGTCACCCTGTATATGGATACAATCCTATTGCAGATACTTGGGAAGCAGGTGAAGAAAGTTTTTTTGATTTAGCAGAAGATTTTGGCTATTCTAATCAATTTGTTAATGGTAGATTCCATTGGTTTAAAAATGGTGAATTATTAGCTACTTCAAATGATGAGTTTTTTAAGCATTATTTTGGCTCTGCAATAG